TAGTACCGATAGCATCTCCATCTATATAGAAGAATACTGAATTACCACCTGCTTCTGCAATCTTTTTGATTGGGTTGTCAGTTGCGTATGCCATATATTATGCTCCTATTATTCTGCACATTTTTGAACTCTAATACCATTGCCATCAACTAATGTACCACCTATGCTAAGCATAGAAGTAATTAAGTGAGAAACCTTTTCTGGTATGTAGTTCACTTCAGTTTTAACATCAGAACCTATTCCTAAGCCCAGTGATGATTTGTGGAAAGCTACAGTATGTCTATCAGTAGAACCAGAAGTTTCTAGTCCACTGTGTACAAACCATAAGAATCCTAACCATCTTTTTGCAGTCATTCCTCCAGCATATGGAAGCTCACCTTCGCCTACATATTCTACTCTAGAGAATTGATCTAATGCTAGTAGATCAGACCATTGTTTTGGTCCTACTACCCAGTATCTTTGATTATCATCTGGAAGGTCATTAGTATTAAAAAGTTCCATCATAGATGTTGCTTTTCCTAAGTTCATACCAGTACCTGTACCTGATGAGTTGTTTGCAAGAGTTGTAGCTCCGTTCATAATACCAGTTAATACGCTATCAGTTTTTCTACCTAAAGCATATGCTGCACTCTGAGATACTACTTGTCTTTCGTCGATGTTTACCTTTAACTCGTCTAGCTTGTCAACGTAATCGGCTGCATAGAAATCAGTTAAAGTTGCTGACACATTACTGTGTGAAAGATCCATTGCAACTACTTCAGCATGTCTTGCTTTAGTATTTGCAGATCCTTTTGCAACCTTCTGAAACTTAACAGTATTACCGTTAACCCCATTCACAGTTCTTACTAGGTTCTTTAATTTAGAACCCATTCTTTGGTAAGCCATGTGAACTTCTGCTTCAAACTGAGTTATAAAGGCATTAGTTATTGATGTTGCCATTATTAGCTCCTTGTTGTTAAGTTACGTTATTATCCGATTATCTTACAAATGCAGTGGATTGTTATCCAGTTAAGGGCAAACATTAAACATTTTTAAGGTCTTGTAATAGAAATAGATTTGTTTAATTATTTAAACAACGCACAATTACATCCATATTTTAGGAATAGTAATTACTTCACCAAATTCTATATTACCCTTTTTGTCATACGAGTATGTTCCAAACAATGTAATATATGTTTTGGTTTCTTTGTATATCCACATTTGACTAGATACAGCTTTAGCAGGTTCTTGTTCATCCATATCAGATTGACTAACCCAACCTGTATCGCTAATTGCATCTAGCCAATGCAAATCTTTTTTAAGTTTTTTATACTTAAATTTATTTTTTTGTTTCGTATGCTTTTTCATACAACTCTGTTACACGCTTAATATAACTATCATCTCTTTTACCTGAATCATAATATCTAGGATCATTCATCATAGATTTAAGATCTCCTAAATCTGGAGTAACAGATACTTGTGTAGGTGTGCTAGGCATAGGACTATCTTTAGTCAATTTCATTATTTCTTCTATTGCTTTTACACCATCAGCTGTTGCTGCAAAACTAGAAATAGTACTGTAAGCTTCTGGCGATAAATTTTTTTTTGACCATAGCTCAGCAGCTTCTACTCTTTCTTTTGACGCATCACCAAGTTTTTGCATTTCTTGTTCTACATTTGGAAGTGTAGCCATTGCATTATCTATAAACACTTGAACACCTTGATCAAATTGTTCTTGAGATAATCCGTTTTGTTTAGCTGTTTCTTTCCACCATTGTACTATTTCCATATCATCCGATACCGAAACATCTACATTTTCTGGAAGTTCTGGAACAGTAATTTTATATTCTTCTGGAACTTTACCTAATCTTTCTTGTTCTAAGTCTTGTCTTACTTGTTTAGAAAGATCATCTGTTCTTGAACCTAGTTTTTTTTCAAGAGCATTATAACTTGAAGCTAAGTTTTCTAAGTTAACTTCTTTTCTATCAACATTCCAAAATTTGTCTTGTACATATTCTGGTTTATCGCTTACAGTTTGTTCTTGAACTTCTGTGGCGATTGGTGCTGTTGCATTATCATCTACCATCGTTTTCTCCTTTTTTTATTCTTGTTTGTATTATTGCTGTTAAAAATCTCATTCCTTCTAAATGAAATAGTTTGTTGCTTTCTATATTAGGTCCAGCAACAGCTTCTGTTGTAATTGATTTAATATAATCAAGAACTTTTTTTCCATTATCATCCTTGAATACACCTGCAAATATTTTATTAAGATTACGTTCTTCATCGTTTGTTCTTACGTAACCATCAATAGATTTTGCAGGAATTGGTTTTTTTTGTTTAAGACCATCCCAACTCATTATGACTTTGCAGTTTTTTTAGCAGCTGTAGATAGTTTTCCAAAATGAAATAAAGGCTTACTAGTTTTACTATGTGTAGCTCCACTATGTAGTTTACCATTTGACATTTTGTGACTATTGCCTTTATGTTCTTTACCATTTTGAAAATAGTGTTTCATATTTTTTGCCATTATTGTGGTATCTCTCCTTCTCCTGCTGAAGTTTGTAACTGACTAATTTGTTGTATTATCTGTTTCTGTTCTTCTTCATCTCTAATTAATTTTTCTGGTAAGTTCATTTTTTCTGCTAAGTATTTTGCTGTTTCATTTTGATTAACAATTACATTAATCATTTGTGGTCCAAATGTACCTGCAATAATTTCATTAAATCTATTTATATCTGAAACATCTTGCATATGCTGAGCTTGTGCTAATGGAGATCTAGCTCCTATTTTAACTTCTCTACCATTTACTTTTGGTAATTCTATTCTACCTTGTTTAGATAATATTCTAATAATTCTTTTTAACAATGGGTGTATAAACTCAGATTGTAGTCTTCCAAAAGAAGAACCAATTTGTCTTGATAGATCTGCCATTCTTTCTGAAACTTCTGTTGCTGTCATTGGAGTTCCTTCTGGTCTTCCAAGAGCTTCCATGTATAAAGCTTTTTTAATATTAGCTCTCATATCTTGTAATACTAATTGAGCTACATCAAAGTTAGATGCAGATTGTATAGCACTTAATCCTCTTGATCCTGGTGCTACTGGTATTAATGAACCAGGTACTAAAGCAATATTATCTGGATTAATTACACCATCATCTTCATAAGTATAAACACCACTTACTGACATCTGTGCATTTTGTAATATTAATTCAACAGTTAAGTTACAAGTTTTAATTGCCCCCATGGCATTAAATACTGGGCCTCTACCGTACACCTCGCCAGATGCCTTATTCCATCTAAATACTAAATATGGATTAGATCCTTCGCCTTCATATTCTTCTTCAAAGATTACAGCTTTAGGATTTTCTAAGACTACACAATATTTATATTTTTCTTCATTTTCTTTATGTATTTTATAAACAGCTTCTATAATTGTTAATTCTTTTTTTTGTTGTAACAAATCAAAATTTTCTGGCATAACTGCTTTAGGATATAAAACAGAAACGTGTTCTGGTTTTACTTTTCTAGTTCTATAAACAGTATCAATCTTACCATCTGGTCCATTTAACAAACATACTTTTGGTAATGGTACAGCTGTAAATTTTACAGGATTAACAGCATCTCCTTCTTCAACTAACATACACCCAGTACCTACAGCAAGATCCATAAATGCTTCGTGTACTTCTTGATTAAAGTTAGAGTTTTGTAATACTTCAAAAACATATTCTGTAATTTTATCTAACTGTAAATTTACTTGTGATCTTTCTTCTTCTGGTATTTCTACACCTGCTTGAAAATCTGCCCATCTAGCAAAGGTTGGAACAATACCAGATTGTAATCTTGATGCAAATTCTTGTACTCCTACTACTGCTGTTTCATCAAATATTTTATCTGTTCTTCTTTGTCCTGGCGATTCATCATAAAAAGATTCTCTGTTTGGAAGACAGTACTCATAAGCTTCTTCAAATTTTTCTCTCCAATGATCTTTAACTGATACAGCTTCTTTATATTTTTCTAATATACTAGTTGCTTTATCTTTAGTATCTACTCTTGGTGAATCGTCAATTGTGTATTCCATTATTTTTTTCTCCACTTGTTTTTAAGTTCTACAATAAAAACTTTAATTTTTAAAACTATTTTATTTATAAATTTCTTCATCTAAATCTTTTTGTTTTCGCTGCGATAGCTTTTGGTTGTTTAACGAACTGTTTTCCTTTTTTATTTCCACTTGCTTTAGCCTTGTTAGTCGCTGATTTTTCTTTAGCCGTAAGAGCTTTCCAAGCTTTTTTAGGTAAATATCTTCTTTTGCCTTCTGATTTTTTACCACTGCTTGTTTGCCATTTTTGTTTACCCCATTTACTAAGTTTGTTCGATGAAGACTTAGATCCTCTATAGCCTCCACCTGCTTTCTTATAAATCTTTGTAGCAAGTTGCATAGCCCTAGCACTGTGTTTGCCTCCCATTTTTGCTTTGGCTTGAGATTTAGCTCTTGCCCATAAAGCAGGTTTAGTTTTTTTTGCAACAGCCATTAAGTTTTTTTCTTATTGTTGTTTGCAAAACTCCTTGCAGCAGCTACACTACCAAATCCCCAAGCTCTTAATGCTAAGGCTTTTCTAGTAGGTCTGCCTTTACTATCTTTCATTGCACCTTTCATTCCTGCAAACCTTGCAGCAAAAGAAACCCTTCTAGGATTCTTACCTTTTTTAACTGGTGCTTTTAAGTTAGATCCTTCTTTACGTTTAAAGAAAGCTCTACCTCTAGCATTAAGTCCACCTTTAGGATTTTGATAAACTTTTGCTACCATTAACTTAAATAACCTTTGCCCCCAGGTTTACCAAATAAAGATCTTGATCCTACCATTCCTCTAGCTTTTCTAGCATCAAATGATTCTTGTTGTTTTTCTAATTCAAGTTTTCTTTTTTCTTCTTCTTCTTTAGCTTTCTTAATAGCTGGATCTATTTTTACTACTGGTGGTGGTTTTGGTTTAAATATTTTTCCCATATTACTCCTCGTCTTCAAAATCAATATCATCAAGATCGCTAGATGTTAATGAACCGAATCCATCTTCCATTTCTTGAAGTAAATCATCTTCTTTATCATGAAGATCTCTCATATCATCTAGTATCTGTTGTAGTGATTTCTTTGGTTTTGTCATGTTCTTTCCAAAATGACTTATATCCTGCTTTTATCAACGCACAATAAAGTTGATATGGAGTTAGGATATACCATTTATAGAATCCTATAAGACGCATAATAAATCCAACACAAGTTAGATCTTTAATTCTAAAGAGCTGCCATTCATCTTTAATAGGACATCTTAATACTTTATAGTCTTTCAAGTAATTAAGTATTGTAGATATTTCTTCCTTGTCTAAATAAGACATTCTTATTCCTACATGAGTATATTCTAAATGAATCCACAAATCATATTTAGCTGAATAAGATAAAGCTCCACAATGTTTAAAACCTTTTTTTAAAAATTGTAACCATTCACTGTGATCTTGCTCTCCATAGAAATATACTAACCATTCCGTTTGAAAATATCCCATACTTTCCTTTTGCTTACACCTGGCTTTTGAAATACATCCCATTGTTTCTTAGCAACAGTTGGCTGAGTTTGTATTTTACCAGACATCATTGTTCTACCTTCACCAGCTCCCATCATTAAATATTGCAAAGCATCATGAACATGAGAGTATCTATTCTTTAATGGTTTCTCATCATACCTATCTCCAGATACTTGTAGTCTTCTATAATGATAACCACCATTAAAACCTTTCTTAAGATTAATACAATCTGTATTCATATTAAATCCTGGTGAGCCATCTACTAATCTAGATAGTGTAGAATCAACAGCTTCTATTCTTAAAGCAACATCGTTAGATGGTGCAGGTATAGCTTTCAATCCATGATTACGCATAATTTGAAATGGAGTTCTTTCATCTGTTTGTGATCTAAAATCTCCAGAAGGATCACCATAGATCATAACTTCATATCCTTTGTATAATTTAGCAATCTCTCCTCTCAGTAATTCTGAGAATCTTATTACACCCATATCAAAACAAACAAGCTCATTTACTATATTCCATTTACCAGTTGAGGTTCTTTGTCCAAACACAGCAGCAGGTGTTAATCCAAAGTCAACTCCAATCCATATTGGTTGTCCTGGTACTAAATTTATTTTTTCTTTTGTAATGTGTAATTCTTCTTTGAAGCTGTGATATACAGGTTTACCTTCTTCAATAGATCCTAGTTTATTTAAAACATAAACATCTATCCATCCTTTTGTTTTACCTCTAATAATATTATTATAATATTGTTTGGTTAGGTTTTTTTTATTTTCTGCTTTATTGTTATCTTCATAACCAGTTATATACCCATCAGATCCTTTGTTCTCTAGCAAAGCAGGGGGTTGGGTATGGAAACTCCAGTTATCTGGTTTGATTAACATTAAAGCTTCATCTCGAGAGATGTGGTCTGGTACAGGTACATCTGCTGCCATGATCGGCCACCAGTGATCTTCTTCTGGTGCATTGGTATCAGCTATAACTCCATACCAACTAGCTCCACCTTCTCTCATACTAGGAAATCTTCCTACCCTCATAGTACAAGCATCTATAATTGATTTGGGTATTTCTCTTGCTTCATTAACCCAAACGCCAGTCAATTCTAATGATANTAATTT